AAAAACTCAGATGGAAAAACTGTTTATACACGTTATGTGGGCGAACAACACGTAAAAGAAGATTGTAATAACTATATACCTTCGGCAAAGGAATGGATAAACAATTTGAACGAGAATAAAAGACCCATATGGATGTTGAAAACTGTAAAATTAGAATTCGAAGATTGAATTATTCTCACAGACATAAAATTTTATGGTTCACTCCTTTGAGTACAGCTTCGAGGTCTTGTACTCCAATTATGGAATATTTTGACTTCGACGTAATTCAAAATCATAATGAAGAAATAATTCAAGGTTGTGATGATTATACATTTATAATGAATGTTCATAATCCATATAAAAGGATTGTATCAATTTTTGATATGATTAAAAAAGAAAAAATATATTCAACTCTTAAATTTGAAAGTTGGATACGGAAGATTGTAGATGATTCTGAAGAATCAAACACCAATCCCAATCAATTATGGTTATCAAAAATTTATTTGAACTTTAATAAAAAACCTGATTATTTAGTGAAAGTTGAAAATCTTTATGATGATTTGATGGATATAAAAATTATAGAAAATAATTTTAATGATAATCTTCAAATAATATTTTTTGAAAATATTATAAAAAATAATTACAGAGTAACAGATTGTGACTATTGGAAAAGAGAATATAATGAAGACTTGTCTAAATTCATTTTTGAAAAATTCAAAACCGATTTCGAAATCTTTGGTTACGATAAAAATAGTTGGAATTGAACATTTAATATATTTATTTTTATGAAAAAAAACAAAAAAAGCCTCCCATCAATATTATCCTTAGAAGATAAAAAATATTTAAGGTCTTATACCAGATATTTCAGAGCCTTAGGAATGAAAGACGGTTTGATTGAAATTGATGTTGAAGAATATGATATAAATGACATTGATTTTTCTGAAATAAAATCTTTTTCAAATAATTTCAAAATTGAAGTTACTGAAGAATTACAAGAAATATTCTCAAAAATTTTTAATTTTATTTACGAAAAAGGTTTGTATGATGATAATCCCGATGTAGATGATATAAATTATAGAAGAGTTGAAATTGAAATAGATACAATCACTGAAACTATATCAGTATCTGATTTTTACACCTATTATGATACATCAGATACACAGGTATTGGTATATGACGACGAAGAGGAAATTGAACCACTTTTTGGTGCAGTGATAGAAATGGCCAATAATGAAAATATACGAGATTCAATTTTTACTTTGAAGTTTTATGGTTCTGGCGATAGTGGATATATAGAGAGTAACTTTGAGAATAATCTATCTGTCCCTACTAATGTTGAAGATTGGTGCTATCAACAATTGTCAAACAATTATGGGGGTTGGGAAATAAACGAAGGCTCTCAAGGAGAATTTGTGTTTGATTTAAACTCACGAGAAATTACTCTCAATTTTATAGAGAACGTAGAACAAAATGTGACCAACACAATTTTTGAAGAAAAATTTTCTAACTAAAATTTTTTTTACTATTTTTGAATATCACCTGAGTGTTGAAATAGGTAGACAAGAGAGACTTAAAATCTCTTGGACAGTAATGTCCGTGCCGGTTCGACTCCGGCCTCAGGTACCAAAAAAAAGATATGGAAAGACTATTTTCGCCCGTCAGTTTGATTTCGATTACCGATGCTTTAAAAGAAAAAGCGTTGGAAATTAAATATATTGGTGATATCTCCGATTTAGGCAATGAGGTCGGAGTAACCGTTGGTGAATTTTATCAAAATATGAATGAAGAAGAAATTGAGTTATTCATTCAAGGATTTAGACATGGCGTTTCACTAACAAATGGTAATCACTAATTGACACCCTACACTTGACACTTTTATGAAAAAGAATATATTTATTTTAGTATGAAAACAACGAACTATCATATAGAGTTTAGTGAGCAACAAGAAATTTGTTGGGTGACTAACCTATGCGTGGTTCGGTAAACATTTAAACTCCTGAAGAGTTATATATACAACCTCGGACTACGCAAGTGGTTCGGGGTTTTTTGTTTTCAGAAGTTTTTTGGTTGTTTAAAATATTAGTTGTAATTTTGTTCAAGAACGCTCGGTTCGACTAGTGGTTAGGTCACCACCCTTTCACGGTGGTTGCACGGGTTCGAATCCCGTACCGAGTACAAAAAAAACAAAACCTATGAGTAAAACATGTTTAGTTATTTACGTTGGAAATGGATATTCCGATTTGGAAATGTCACATGATGGGGCATATACCTATTCAGTAGATATGAAAGAAAATTTTGAAAATCATCAAGAAAAAATTTTCAATCCCATTCGAGAAGAAGGTTATGAAGTAGAATTTGCTCTTCTCACAAATAAACATGAAAAATATGCGGAGTATTTCAGATTTTATAATGCAATATTTTTGGATTACGAAGAAGTAAGTTTACATGACGAAGAGGTTATGAAAAATTTTTACTTTTGGCGTTATAATGTTCCTCCAGGTAATTTTCGCAGTGGTGGAAGATTTAAAAAATTGAAAAACAAAATTCCTGAATATGACATTTATGTTATAATCAGAACAGATACTTGGTTTTTGAAAGGGCTGAATGAACTGACGGTAGATTATGATAAAATGAATTGGTTGTGGCCCGAAACAGATTGGCAAATGTTTACCGAATTCAAAGAAGCATACCTAAGTGATGGTAAAACTGAATTTTGGCCTTGGTTAAAACATAATCGTGTCAATGGGAATGTTTTTAATATTGTACCGAAAAAATTTTTCAGAATGTTCACAAATTATATTTGGATGGAACACGCCGCCCTTTATGCAATGTTATCCGAACTTTCTCCTTTGGTTACTTTGGAGAATGTGAATATGATGTTGGGTATGGATAAATGTTATTGTACTGATATCAGGTATTGTCAAAATCCTGTTTATACTTTCAACAAAAAAATTATCAAAAATAGGTCTGATGCAAAACTTGACGGTTACGGAAAAAAATAAATAGAAGGTCGGTTGGCCGAGTGGTTTAGGTGAAAGTCTGCAAAACTTTCTACACAGGTTCGATTCCTGTACCGACCTCAACATGGTGGTTGTAGCCTAATGGTAGGGCGGAAGTTTGTGGCACTTCATGTGAGAGTTCGATTCTCTCCAATCACACACAACGGAAGTATAGCTCAGCTGGTCAGAGCGCTATTCTGATACGATAGATGCCAGTGGTTCGAATCCACTTACTTCCACATGAGACGGAAAATAATTTTCATAGATGTGGATGGTCCTTTGGCTTGGGGAACTTGGGGAGATGGGAGAGTTACGCTCAACGAAAATACGAAGACCTTCACGATTCCTTATCCTTGGGTTGAGGAAGATTGTCAAGCATTACAAAAAATTTGTAATGAGACAAATGCTTCCTTGGTTATAAGCTCAGATTGGAAAAAATTTTTTAGTATAGTTCAATTAAAAAGAGTTTTCGAATATTACGGTGTGACAGCTCCAATTGTTGACATCACAACACATCAAGACCTTTGGCTTAAAATGAGTAGACCTAGTATTGATTGGGAGAGAGCTGCACAAATTGTTAAATGGGCTAAAGACAATAAAATTTCAAATTGGATAGCAATAGACGATTTGAATTTGAAGGGAGAATTTAAATGGATGAGAATACCACAGTGGAGACATGTTCAGGTTGATGGAGATTTTGGTCAAGGTGGAAGACTCAGAGATAAAATTGATGAATGTATTAAAAAACTTGAAAGATGAAAATAGATAGAAATAGATTGGCTTGGTTTTTGAAAAATATTAGGGTTGACCATCCTGAAGAACTTTCAGACGAGATTCTCATAGACAAATTAGCAAACTATATGGAAGTGAATCCTGATTTTGTTGATATGCAAGGAGTGAGTCATCCTGGCCGTTTCAGTTATCATACTGTTGGATATGGTGTTTTTTCTCTTTTAGGTGAACGATACAGGATGGGTAGAGTGGAAATATTTGACCGACAGGAGGATACAGGATATGCGGTTAGTGAAGGTGCTTATTGTATGCCACACATCGCAGCAAATCAGTTTGAAGATTTTATTGAATCTTTGGAGACAGACCTTCCAATAAACATTGAAATTGGTTCTCACAAATGGTGTGAGTATGAATGTGCTAAAGACCTCGGTTTTGAGAACGTTGAACAAATGAGAAACCCTGAAAAAATAAAAGAATATCGTAAAAAGAAAAACGATATCTATGCACAAGAAAATGGATATAAAGATTTTGATGATTTATTAAAAAATAGTAAATTTGGAAAGTTTTTGGTAAAATGATTACCCACGTCTGTAGCTCAGTTGGTAGAGTACTAGTCTCCAAAACTAGTTGTCAGAGGTTCGAGCCCTCTCAGGCGTGCTAAATGAAACAATTATGAAACCAAAAGAAGTATTACAAATTTGGGTTGAAAGGTTTAACCAATATGATTTTGAAGGATTAAGTGAATTATATTCTTACTCTGCAATAAATCATCAAACAGCATTAGGTATCATTGAAGGTAAGGAAAGTATAAAAAAATTTTTTAAGGAAGATTTTGAGAAACATGAAATGGTATGTATAGTTGAGAATATTTTTGAAGATGGAAATGTTGGGATATTAGAATGGAAAGACCCAAAAGGGTTAAGAGGGTGTGGTTTCTTTTGGATTGAAAATGATAAGATAGTATATCAGAGAGGTTATTTCGATAAATTATCTTTTATGGAACAACAAAAAGTAACCTGTGTTTAAAACTTCAGTACCCATACAGCGGTGAGATGGGCTAAGCAAGATGGAATTTCTCGATGCTGGAACCAGAATGCTGAAGAATTTTTTAGGTTGATTGGGGAAGGAATATACGATAACCTGATGATGGAGGTAGTATATTCGGAGTTGGAATCATCATAGTAATGCCAATCATAAAAGGAGTTGTCCACTCGACCATCTTCTCCTTTCCTAATTGGACCCCTAGCTCAGTTGGTTAGAGCAACTGACTCATAATCAGTAGGTCCACGGTTCAAGCCCGTGGGGGTCCACAAGACAGACACACGCTCCTCATCTCGAAGGATAATGAGAGGAATAATACGTCCTTTAAGGTCTGTCTCTTTTGTCATATGGTGTAACGGTAACACAACAAATTTCAATCACACCTTTTAAGTTTGAATTGAATACTTTTGGTTTCTTGACACTTTGGTTCTAATTTGGTATATTTATGTTTGTTAGTTTTATAAAACATTAACCGAAAAAAAAACAAAAATGAAAAAAATTTTTGCAATTGTATCACTTGTAGTGCTATCTGCATGTGGTGGAAATGGGGCATCAACTGAAGTAACAACTGATTCTTCAACTGTTGTAGTAGATTCAATTAAAGTGGATTCTACAGTTGTTCCTGTAGATTCAACAAAAGTTGATGAAGCTCCAAAAGTAGAAGAAGTTAAATAATAAAATTTCTTCCAATAAAAAAACCCACAATCGTGGGTTTTTTTATTTCTATTTGACGGGATTTGCAATCCCTTTTATATAATCGTAGAAAAGATTTCCTGTCCAACCAGCATCGGATGTAGAGATATCAGTTTTAGCACTTGCTGTTGAAAATTCTGGACTGTCTGAAGAACCAGGACTCACATCACCTTCATAAGATTCGCCTGTACTATTTGAAACGTGTACATGGTCATCGTGACCTGCGAAACCGAAAGTTAAAAAAGCTTTTGGATTAGTTTTACCCTCTTTATTTTTACTATAACCCATACTCTGTAAAGTATTAGTAAATTTTTCAACAGTTTCTTTATTTTTGGGTGCAACAACTACTTTTTTACCGTCAGGTAAAATTATGTAATCGATGTCTACCGCTAACTGTCTCCAATGTCTACTAACTGAACCATTAGCAGTTAGTCTACGGTGTCCTGTTTTTGCCCAATCTATTGTAATTTTAAAATTGTTTGCCTCGGCAGCTTTTTGTAAATCATTCAATAAAGCTTGTGGTAACTTGTCTTTTTTTGTTCTTCTATGAAAAATTAAATTTGGATATTTTGATTCATTAGATTCTACATCAATCAAAATCTCATTTATGAGACTTTTGTTTGATAAAATTTTATCAAAAGTTTCTGATATTCTATGTTCCAATATATTCACAATTCATAAATATTTGTAAAATAAAAAAAACCCGTCAAACAGGTTTTTTATAACTTAGAACTTTTTTGCCTTTGTTCTCAGTGGTTTGTTGTGTGGGGGATTTTTTTTCTTTTTTTGGAGGAGTATTCAATCCAAATTTTACCCATTTATACCAAATTCTTTCATGAATATAATACTGAATTGGTTTATAAACAAGTTCAACCACTCCGAAAGCAGCACCTATTTTGATATCTCCAGAAGCCCACCACATACCGAGGAAACCAATTGTTGTGCTTAAAACTCTGTAAGTTATTGTTTTAGCTAAATGTCGTTTGAATGATACTTTAGTCTGACTCATAATTTTCTATTTTTGGTGGTCCACCAATACTATTGAAGCCACCGTCTCTGATAAAATTTATACCTATAGCTCTTTCGATTTGAGGAGCTTCAGGGTCTTTATCATTAAATATAACACGAGTACCTCTTCCACAATTCATAACCAATTGATGATATTTCAAACCAATTTTCTCTAATTCCTGTTTTGTGAATAATTCATAGGTTGAGGGCCGTGCGGTAGTGATGATTATTACTGCACCTGAATCAAACTGACTATTGAGATAGTCGATTACATCTTGAATAGGTTCAAGGGTAGATTCGAATAATTTACTGAATTTTCGGTACTTTACTATGGTACCATCTATATCAACAAAAAAAGTAGGGTTTTTTATAATTTTATTCATAAGTAAGTTTGTAGTGAATAATCAAAATGTGATATTATCATTATATTGCTCCCAATCGGAACTCCCATTGAAAATATTTTCATCATTTGTTTTTTTCCCTTTTTTCTTCGAACTGAACAGATTCGAAATTAATTTTATTAAGTTCATCAATCGATATTTCATTATTTTTCCAATTTTTCCAATTATCAAAATCTTTTAAATCTTCTAATGTTTTTTCATGAACCAAAACAAACCCTTCGGGAGCGCATCCCTCAAATTTGGTCTTTAATCCTTTTTCTTTCAGTAATTTTTTTAAATCAATCATTGTGCCAAAATTAAAGTATTTATTTTAGAAAACAAAGTCTTAGGACATAAACTTTAAATAATAATTCATGGGAGATGGTGAGAAAAATATCCACTTGGAAAAACACACTCCAAGACAATCTATCTCAAGTGTTTCTAATGTTAGCACTTTTCTTCAATCCATTTGGATTCGATGCCGTGCAATATTCCCTGATATTACTGACAGGAAGTTTATGGAGAGCGAATTTCGTTTTGTATTGTATTGCGGGCTTATTTTTTGGTTTATATATCTACTTTCGAAAATTATCTAAAGAGCTCTGAGTTCACCTTTTTTGAACGGTTCAAAATTACGCCCTTTCTTAATTATAAACTTTGAACCTTCTTTTACGTAATCAATTATACCAGCGTGTTTTGCCGATGCAAAAAATGATGCGAAATGTCCCCTGAATTGTTTTGATGGATGATAAACATCTGAATAAGAGTGAGCGTATTCTTTTTTCCCATTTACAACTCGAGTTTTTAGTTTTCCAATATATTCAAGGAAATCTAATTTGGTTCCATTATCGTAACCTGAATCTAAATAATCAATCAACTTTTTTATCAGCCCTTTGTTTTTACCAAAAGTATACCCATGATTTATTCTGCTGGCTCTCCATGTTGGACCAGTAATATTTTTTAAAAATTTTTCAAACTCCTCGTTTTCGAAAATTTTTTTGAAAACTTTTCCTAACAAAATTTTATCAAAATTCAATCGTAATTCTTCAGGAGGGTAGTTAAAATTCATCATTACATCATAACCCCAAGATTCCCAAAGTTTGAAATCAAATTTTGGTTCTTCATCAGACTCTTCGCTGAATCCAACAGAGGCTCCCCATTGATTACCTTTTTTTAGAGAGTAACTTACGAATACATCGTATTCATCGATGACTTCGACATTTAAATAAATTTTTAGTTTACCTACAGCTTTACCCGGCATATCGGATATCAAATCATAACCGTAAATGTCGAGTAAAATATCTTTATGTACACCATGAAAGTTTCCGTAAACACTGAAGTTATGCCCTTTTTTTTCAAAAACTTTGTTCAATTCTTCAAAGTTTGATTTGGTTTTTTCTTCACTATGTTCTTTTATTTTTGAATATAATTCAGGAAAATATTCTTTGAAAAGAGTTACAGTATCGCCCCCCAATTGGTGGTCTCGGGAGTCCCACCAATTTTCATATCCCGCTTCGTTGATATGAACCGCAACTTTGTAATTTGGTTCATATTCTTTTCCTTTTTTTCTGATGATGTAATATAAACCTTGTTTCCCGCTCGTGTACCTACGAAAATGGTCTGCATCCTTAACTGTAGTACACCATTTTGTTCCTGAACCATATTTACAAGAAGCCTCTATTGTTTTTGGTACTAAAACAAGAAAATTATCGTCTTCGTAAATTTTTTCTGTTTGGTTTTCTAATTCCTTTTCCTTCTCTTTTTCTTTAAAGGGCTCTAAAGCTTTTTCTAATTCCTCAAAACTAAGATATTGATTGATGTCTTTTTTTTCTAATTGTTTTTGATATTTGTCAAAATCTTTGACAAGCTCAACCGCAATTTCAACATTCATATCAACATCTGTTTCAGGCTCCAAAACTTTCAAAACCCAATCTGTATATTTGTGATTAAAATCTTGTAAATCTGAAACACCCAAAACAAAATCAATAACCTCGTTATCAAATTTTTGGGAATATTTTTTCTTGAGGTCTTCTTTTCTTCCCTCCTTCAATAAAATATCAACAAACTTCATATGGTATAAATATACAAAAAGGGAGATATAAATCTCCCCTTTGATATGGTAGTCCCGAGAGGAATCGAACCTCTATGTACAGATTAGAAATCTGTCATTCTATCCGTTGAATTACGGGACCATATTTTTACTTCCAAAACAATTGAATCAAAAGTATAACAAAACTTAGAGACAAACAAATTAAAGTTTTTGTTGTCATCGGTTCTTTTAGAATAAGCCATGCCATGAAACTAAATACAATAACACCAATACTGAATCCTATAATACGATTAGGCCAAGTTTCACCGTTATATAGGCTTACCATTTCTCTACTTGCTAAAATTACCAAATATCCGACAGGTACCCCGAGTAAGGTCATAATAAATGGATTGTTTTTAATCCATTTACTCCAAAGATGTCCTTGAAGTTGATAGAATGTAAACGCTTGAGAAAAAAGATAAACTGTCAGAATAAAAATAATTGAGCCTAATTTGTTCATTGTGTAACAAAGATAGTAATTTTTTGTTACAAAAAAAACCCCCACCGTGAAGTGAGGGTTAAATTCATTTATTTGACCATCCGTCTATTAAACCTTGTTTGATATCTTTCCAATCAATTATCAAGTAGGTAATAACTATAACACATAGAATTGTCCATTTGTGTTTAATAACGAGTGTTTCAATATCTTTTAGTAATTCTTTCATATTTTTTGTCCTATAAGTGAGTTATCTTTAGGTATTACTAACCAAGCTAATAAATAAAATAAAATAATTGGTATTGGTGCAAATATTAAAGCTAAAAATATCAATCTCCAAAGTGTAGAGTCTATATTTGTATACTCACCGAGTCCACCACAAATTCCTGCAATTTTTTTATCTATCTGACTTCTAAATAATTTTCTCATAATGTCTTTTTTTATGTTTTATTTCTTTTTCTTTAGTTCACTCAGTGCGTTTACAGGAATAATTGTTCCTACAGGATATGAAGACCCCACAGGTGCCTGAGTTACAGATGTTTCACCTGGATGAGCTCGTAATGCTCTTCTCATCGGAAACGCTAATTCATTAAGTGGACCAAAACATTCTGCAAGTGTTACACCGTTAACCTTATTAGGTAATACAACACAAGGCATACACCACATATTACTCATTCCACCTTTAGGTCCTTTAGATATTACGAATGTTCTATTTACCGTTGGTAAATTTTCCCAAGTTGGAGCTTGAGGGACACTGTCATAATACCAAAAATAAGACCAAACAGTTTTATCTGTTCCATCAGGTGTAAGTGAAGGATTCGGAACCAAGATTTTGTTTGCTACTGAAGGACCATCCATAACAGGACAAACCGCAACACCCTCTAAGAACTTTTTACCTTCCACAGTAATAGTTTTACCCGTTGCCTTAGCAGAAGAAGCCCCACAAAAAGCAAATTTTCCCTCAACAATTGTGAGTGCTTTCCCTCTATGAAGTTTCTGAGTGAATGATGTTGTTCCTAATCCCAACATCGCAAGTAGTAATAGTAGTTTTTTCATAATATATTTTATTATAAATATAAAACCCCCACCATAAGGTGAGGGTTTTTTTTAATTACCCTTCAGTGGAAATCGTGTCCACCCTTGTGTCCAATTCGGGGTTGTCAAAACTTGTAGTTCCGAAATTGAAAAGGTTTTCTCAATATTACCTTGAGATAACGCTTTGGTTTTCATATCTGATGAAGTAAATAATGTAGATGTTGATTTGAAATTTAGAGTTGGGTCAAATGAACCAATCTGATTATTTTCAAACTTTGAAATATTATCTTTGTAAAACGTTGCTGTTTCATTCGATTCAAGTGAAAACGCACCTTTCATATGACCAGCAATCACTGAATTTGTAATAGTGAATTGCGTTGCTCTCCTCCATCTTAAACCCAAATTATGGTTAGTCAGTGAACCTGTTTCATTCGGACCAACAATAACCATATTGGATAATTTTGGGTGTGTAAAAGGTTGTGCGGATGAACCTGTTCCATCATTATCACATTCTACGCCATTTCCCGCATCCCCATTATCTACAAATTGTGGGTCTCTTTTTGCAATACTAAAAGAAACTGACCCTCTATAACCGAAGTCAAAATCAAAATCGTCATCAGCTGTTGCAAACGCGTATAAGTTTTTTGCGTTTACTGTTCCGCCGAAGAATTCAAACGCGTCATCATTTGCATAAATTGTCTGAACATTTTCGATTACAGTACCACTTCCCACTCCTCCGAGAGTCAATGCATTTATCTCTGAATTTGGGAGTGCCGCTATTCCTGCATATTCAATTCTAACATATTTTAGAACCCCACTGTTGTCCAAATCATTTGTACCACCATAAGGTCTACCAATTCCACCTTCTATCGTAGGTTCGGAACTTCTGTTGGTTGTTGCTCTACCCAAGATGACAATTCCACCCCAATCGCCAGGTGCTCTTTGTCCTTCAGGTTTTCCTGAGGTAAAAACAATAGGTTTCAGTTGAGTTCCCTCAGCCAAAATCTGTGCTCCTCTTTCAATACACAGAGCCCCTTTTTCTGCTATGTCAGAAATTATTTTTGTACCTGGTTGAATAATCAACTTTGCACCATCTGTGATGTAAACATAACCTTTGAGTGTCCATACTTTGTCTGATGTCAGTGTTGTGGTTGAGTTGATTGAACCAGTGAGTGTTGTGGAAGAGGGAACGTTAATTGGTCCATCACCACCGCCAAGATTTTTTTCACAACTTGTAAAAAGGAGTGAGATTGCTAAAACCGATAAAAATTTTTTCATAAATTTAAATTTAATGAAGCTGAAAGAGTTTGTTCATTATTTGTTTTTATTAACTCTCTCGTGTTTATTTTTTGATAATATACCGACGGTTGTGCAAGTAAGTCACCAACCGAAAGTTTGATTTCACCTTTGTTGAATTTTTTTAAGAAAACAAAATCAATTATATCTCTCGAATTTTCGAATATGTCAGGATATCCTTGGAATCCGACTGCGGATATTCTATCACCAACTCTATTGTATGAGATACTGAATGTGTTATTTTTCTTATGAATATTCAATCCCCCGTTGAGAACATAATTTGATTGTCCCTGAAGTTGTCTCGAATATCCGTTCACATTTACCTTCGAACCCGAAAAAAATGAGTTTGTGTACAGGTCTAACCATTTTGTTATTTTCTTTCTAATTTCAAATTCAACACCGTATACATTTGCATTTTTGGGATTCATAAAAGTTAGAAGTAGATTTGATGGAACAGAACCATCAGCAACAACTTGTTCAATAGGTCTGATAAATTTTTTTCCAAAAAGTGCAATTGATAAGTTTTCTCCTACTTTGGGATAAATTTCATATTTTAAATCAAGGTTGTAGATATCAGTTTTCTCAAGGGTTGGATTACCAAGAATTTGTGCGTTTCTAATAAAGTCATAATATGCAAAATTTGCAACTTCTCTGAATTCAGGTCTTGATAAAGTTTTAGAACTTGAAACTCTCAATTTTGTTTTGTCCCAACTGTAAGATAAGTTTATGGAAGGTAATAAATCAAAATATGTTCTGTTTACGTTGACCTTTTGACCACTAAAGTCTGATGTGTTTACATCAAACAGATTATACTCCGTTCTAAAACCACCATTTATTTTAAATTTTTTGTAAGTTTTATCAATTTGAACATATCCACTTCCCAAGTCAAAATCCGCTTTGTATCTGTCTGTGTTATTTGTTATTTCGTTGAGTAAGTCCAAAGCATCGTATCTGAAAATTCTTGCTTGAAAATTTCTCATTTTTTTAAGATAAGAACCACCAATTTTTACAGCTCCGAAATCTTTATTTATTGACCCGTTAAATGAGTTTTCATTCATTACAGACCAAAATCTATAAGTGTCCCTCCAAGCTGTAGTGTAAGTAGAGTTCGAGCCAAGTGATTTTGTTATTGGATTCACCCTATAATCAGGTTGGTCTCTCAACATCAAATTCCAACCTAAATTGAAATCAAGTGTTTTTATCTTTCCCTCAACCTGTGAATTAACAACTGTTTTGATGATGTTGTTTGATGAGTTACTTCTTACGTCCTGAACGTTATCATAGTTTTCACCTTCCCTTGTGAGGTATGAGTTTTCAATTTGATGGTTGAATAGAGTTTTCCAAGAATATTTCGATTCACCCAAGTAAGTCAAATTCAGTAAACCATTTACTAATAAAATTTGGGTAAACAACGTGTCTCTATATTTGTATGCAAGTTCTGTTGATGATTGATAATCTTGTCTATCAATATAGTTGACGGTATAGTTCTTTCTTGAACTAGCAGATGTTAAAAGAGACCACTTACTTTTTTTCAAACCGAATGAAAGATTACCGTTCAAGTTGGGGAGTGAATTCAAAATTTTATAAGGGGGTTGACTCAGTAACTTTGTGAAAGTTCTTCTATCTCCATTTGTTCCAGTTCTGAAAACGTATGTTGATGGAAAATTCTGTGGGAAGAGAATATAATCCACCGATTTGAAATTTCGAAACGTTGAAACGGTCCCGAAACTTACTCCGAGACCCATTGAAAAAAAATTGTTTGATACTTCTTTTGTTGTAATCTGCACCACACCTCCACCAAAATCACCAGGTAAAGATGGCAATGCAGATTTGGAAACCATAACGTTATCAATCAAAGATGCGGGAATTATATCAAACGAAAAAGCCCTCCTGTCAGGTTCCGTTGATGGTAAGATGGTTTTGTTAAGAGTTGCTGAATTGTATCTATCAGATAATCCCCTTACCAAAACAAATTTATCATTTTGTATGGTTACACCATTTACTCTTTTTAGTGCGTCACCAACAGTTCTATCAGGTGTTTTTTTTATTGATTCACTTGAAAGTCCATCTGATACAACTACATTATTTCTTACAGAATTTATAATCGAAACAGTTGTTTCTTTTTTAATTGCCGAGCGAATTTTGACCTCGGACATTGTTTTGTTGAATAATGTATCTTGAGAATGACCGAAAGTTGGTATTAAAAGACACAAAATAATTTTTTTAATCAAGGTTTACAAGTTTTGACAACAATAATTAGAAAAGCATTGTCGTATAACTTGTTTTTATTGATTAAGGTTGTGTTATTAAAATGTTATTAAAATGTTATTAAAAAACCCCTCGAATTGAGGGGTTATTATTATAATTTGTTGTGTCTTGGACCTCTGTGTGGTCGTGGATTATTAGTTTGACATCTTTGACAACAATTTTGTTGTGTGAAACGGGCCTGTCTAAATCTTTGGGCCTGTCTCATTTGTTGCATTCTTTTGAATTGTTCCTCAGACATCGTAATTATGACTTTACCGTCTTTCTTTTCAATCATAGGTCTTTCTATTCCAAATCTTTGTTGATGGTCTACAAAGTCTCTAAATTGATTAGGTAGTGGTCTTTGAGGATTTGAAGGTGGTTGTGCGTCGATTATAAGTGAAACACAAGCAGTGATTAGAAATGAAATAATTTTTTTCATAAAAATTTTTTTAAATAAATATAAAAAACCCCCGATTTCTCGAGGGTTTTTTAGTTACTTCTTCAATTTTCCAAGAAGATTTTTGATATGTGGTCCCACCACAACACCAATTACTAAACCAGCCCAAAAAGGCCAGTTCATTAAAAATTCAAAATTTTCCATATGCATTTTGATTTTTTTGACTTTTAAAGATGATATCTCAATCCAAATCCTACAAGACTTGAATGTTTACCATCTTTAACAGTTCTTAGAATTGATTGTTCTAAGCACCATTTTTTGTTTATCCTATAACCAACGGAAGGAACATAAGTAAATTGTCCTTTTTGTCCGTTGAAGAAGGTAACACCCCCATCAAGACCGATATGGAATCCTTTTTTGAGGTGCTTACGGAAACCAACCAAAGCTGGAATTCTTGCGAATCCGTCTTTGTCTTGCATGAAACCAAGAGAGACATTCCAGTTTTTCTTTGAGAAATCTACTCTTTGACCCCACGCTTTGGAATCCCAATCAACATTTTTTGCAATTGGTGCCATAGCGGTTGCTCCCACAGATATGTCCCATCCGTCTTTCTTTTGAGCAAATGTTGCTAATGAGAATACCATTGCAAAAAATAACAAAATGTGTTTTTTCATTTGTGTTTTGTTTATTGATTTATAAATAAAAATCCCATCACATAACTCTATTGAGATGCGGATGGGACTGATATTTCTGTATTATAAATATCCTACTTGTTTGAAATGTTCGAAGTTTCAGTTTGGTCTCTAAGATAGTTACATTCAAAAGATGAACATGTTTCAGGTCTTACGTCATAAATCATACAAGACCTAACATGTGTATTATAAAAAATACAGGGTAATTTTGGATTACTCAAATCTACTTTGAGTGCGGGAAAATTATTTTTGTCTTGGAATGTAGATTTATTCGGGAATAAATTTTTTCCCTCTTCATAAGTTAAAAAAACCTCTTTGAATAAAATTTCGCGACCCAACTTTTCAGATAACCTATCTAAAAAATCGGAAGTATCGTGGTGAGGACCGATAATGAAATCTCTATCGGCAATCGTACAACAACCGCCATGATTTCCAATGAAACCCATGCACTTGTTACTACAAATATTACAATCTGAACCCATAAAATAAAAAATGGTGGACCCGAGCGGAGTCGAACCGCTGTCTTGTTCGCGATAACTATAAGTGACTACACGTTTATTACAACATTGTTTCTCAATGTTCCGAAATATTGAGTTTGATATATGTGGGAACCAAACTCACAAACAACCTGGTCTCAGAGTTATTTTGGAGGAGCTCTGACCTGTGACCCCTATAACGGACTTCTGTTCCTAGGTTTATGTCCTTCCCGACCCGAAAGTTGAGTTCCTAATTTAATTAAGCCTCAACAACAGCTTCCTCAGCGATAAGACCGAGAGCAGCCATTTTAGCAAAAGTATTGCCAGTTATTATTCAAATCAGTTTTTAAGGAGTTAATTCAGCTCCTACGTGCCACCTATAACTACACACGCCAATCAATACCGTGACGAGCCCATAATTTCAAATAACTTTCACAAATATAACAATAAATATTTTAATTCCAAACCTCTATTTATCATTATGGGTAAATTCGATTCTTTTGTTGCTTTGAAAAACTTTATTCAGGGAAAAATTGATTCTTATGAATTGATGAATTCAATTCCTAAAATAAATAAAGTTGAGGTGAATTACGATGATTTAAGTAAAAGTATTATAGTTTATGATTTTGAAAGGGAATCTGATTTGTTGAAATTGATAGGTGTATCTGATGATGATATTTGGTTTTATGATGCGGTGACTTCACCTTATGGAAGTTATTCTATATACACCACCGATACTTCAGAGACAGATTTTTACGAGGGTTATGGGATATGGGATGAATTAGACGATGACAATTGGGATAAATTGAAGACTATTTCAAATTTCATCATGAAAAAACCTTTTTCACAAGATACTGATTTTTTGAGTGAATTCGCAGTGTTACTGAATAAGTTATTTCCGAAGGAAGTTAGGAGTATGATAACTGATTATGCTCAGGAGAGGGACAATCAAATGACTGATAGTGCTGAGAGAGTAATCGAAAATGACCTTGATGATTATTTCTCACAAGTCGGTGTAAAATTCACGAATGGTTTACTCAAAATTGAAATTGGAAAATTATTCGACCAGTATGTTAGTACGGGTAAATTAACACTATCATTAGAAAAAATCTTAGAAAATTTTCTGAAATCAGATTACACACCAGAGGGCGGATGGGGCGATTCAACGTGGGAATATCAAGAATCTGAAGGATTTGACACAGAGAGATTTAATAGATATGTGGAAAATAACTTGGATTCTATACTCGAAAAAATTATGGAAAATGAGGAGCAGGCTCAAAGGTTTCTTACTATGATTCAAAGAATCGAAAAAAAATTTAGACCTAATGTTTTATATGATTTACCCAAAGACAAATTTAATTCAGTTAAATTTTCTATACAAGGGTATGATTATCCAACACAAACTATAATTGTAAAACTAAGAAAGGACCTCAAACAAAAAGAATTCAAAATGACGGAGGAAAACTTTTATAATTTACTATATCAGCCAGAATTATTTAAAGTTGGAGAATTACATAATTTGTAGTACATTTGTGCTATGCAAAACGATTTAAATTTCCTAAAAGAGGTTCTATCAGTACCAACAGTGACTTATCGTGAAGATTTGATGATAAGATTCATAGTTGATTGGTTAGAAAAAAATAAAATTGAAAATTATGTTGACGAACATGGTAACGTTTATGCGACCAAAAAAATTTCTGAAGTGGATGATGATTTTCATTATCCTTGCGTTGTATCTCACACTGATACTGTTCACTCCATTAAACATTTAACTATTCAAGAGGAACAATTACCTAATGCTCAAGGGGATTTAAAATTATCGTTGAAGGCCTACGATGAGAACGGTTCCCCAACAGGTATAGGAGGGGACGATAAAGCTGGTGTTTTTGCTTGCTTGAAATTGTTATCAGAATTACCTTTTCTAAAAGCGGCGTTTTTTGTTTCCGAAGAAACAGGTTGTCATGGTTCAAGAAATTGTGATGATAAATTCTTCAAAAATGTAGGCTACGCTATCCAATTTGACGCTCCTGAAAATTGGATGGTTACTGAAACTTGTTCAGGTCAAGTTATGTTTGATAGGGAGTCGGATTTTTTCAAAAATTGTAATGAAGTTCTAACTGAGAACATGCATAAAGATTACATCGATTATATGGTCCACCCTTATACTGACGTATTTGCGTTACGTAGTAAATTTGATTTTTCTTGTATAAATTTTTCTATTGGATACTATGATTATCATTCTCCAAACGAGTATGTTGTTGTAGAAGACGTTTACAATGGAATCAAAATGGGAAAACTCATGATTGAAAAACTTGGTTATAAGCTACATTTCAAAAAAGCAAAACACCCAAAAAAGTTTTATTTATAGAAATTTTTCTAATTTTTCTATAAAAGGTTTAACCATGGGATGGTCTTGTATGTCGGAATAATCCATCCCCTTTGACTTCATGTATTTTATTGTCTCAATTATTCTCTCTAAACTTGTCCCAACAATTTTTGATGCTTGAGGATATTGCTCAATGAATTGGGACAATCTGAATATTTTTTTTACGTCCTCAATCGGCATTTTCAAACTAAAAACTAACCTACCTAGCATGTTTTTTGCATATTGGTCTGCATCTAATTCCATCTCCCAATATTGTTCATAAATTTTTTCGAAATCTTCCAAATCAAAATCAGAGAGAGGATTGGGCATTTTTATATCTGAAATTTGTTGTTCGTGCCTTATTTCATGAAATAAAGTGTAGAGAAAATCTCCCAAAGATGACATTTGACTCGGAGCACAAATGATGATTTGGTCTCTTGTTCTGACACCTAAGTATGTTGTACAAGCATTCAAAAATTTTACATTATAATTAGATTTTTCTATGAAATTTTTTACAAAATTTTTAATCATAGGAATCCGGTCCAAATAAGCTTGTTGAAACTGGGATTCAAACCTTTTCAACACATTATCTAAATTAGACGGTGAGTCTTTGGATTCGGACTCACTAAAATTTTTTTTGATTGAATTACGCATTTTGTATAAATACAGAAAAAGGGACTTATCGTCCCTTTTTTGTAATTTTTATTTCATCTTTTTCAACTTTCAAATGATAAGTTTTTCCTTCGATAAATTTTCCTGTCAGAACTTCTTCAGAGATTAAATCCTCAACTTTGTCTTGTATTGCTCTTTTCAAAGGTCTGGCACCATACAATTCATCGTACCCAATTTTTGATAAATATTCAATCAGAGTATCATCGTAGGTTACTGTGTACTTCAAATCATAAAGTCTCTTAGACAGTTTTTTCAGTTCAATTTCAGTAATTTTTTTGATATCCTCTTTAGAGAGAGAATTAAAAACAATTGTGTCGTCAATTCTATTCAAGAATTCAGGTGAAAAGAAATTTTTCATTTCTTTCATTAAAACTTGTTTTCTTGCTTCTTCATTTGAATAAGAATTTGAAAATCCAATACCAGTACCAAAATCTTGTAATTTTTTTACACCTAAGTTTGTGGTCAAAATAATCAAAGTATTTTTGAAATTGATTTTTCGACCGAGTGAGTCTGTAACGTGACCCTCATCTAAAATTTGTAAAAGTATTGTGAAAACATCTTTATGCGCTTTCTCAACTTCATCGAATAAAATTACAGAGTAAGGTTTGTTTTTAACTTTTTCAGTCAACTGTCCGCCCTCATCATATCCCACGTAACCTGGAGGTGCACCAACTAATTTTGAAACGGTGTGTTTTTCTTGGTACTCACTCATGTCCACTCTAATAAGAGCATCTTCTGAACCGAACATTTCTTTCGCAAGTTGTTTGGCAAGGTGTGTTTTACCGACACCAGTTGAACCTAAGAAGATGAAAGAACCAATTGGTCTATTTGGGTCTTTGATTCCTAAACGATTCCTCTTTATAGATTTGACCACTTTGATGACTGCTGAATCTTGTCCTATGACTTTACCCGTGAGTTCTTTGTCCAAATTTATAAGTGATTTAGTATCATCTACAGTCATCTTGTTCACAGGAATTTTCGTCATGTTTGAGACCACATCATAAACCATCGTCGTAGTTATTTCCTGTTTTTGTTTTTCCATCTCCTCATCAAATTTTTTCTTTTCCGAGTCCAACTTGTCTAACAACTTTTTTTCTTTATCCCGTAGTTGAGCTGCTTGTTCGTAATTCTGTTTTTTTACAACGTCAATTTTTTGTTGTTTTATTTCTGCGGCTTTTTTCTTCAGTTCTTCGATAACTTCAGGAATTTTTACTTCGGTCTGCATACGTGCACCAACTTCATCCAAGATATCAAAAGCTTTATCAGGGAACTCTCGGTCTGTGATATATCTCTCAGCTAATTTGACGCAAATTTCAATTACTTCGTCTGAGTATCTAACCTTGTGATATGATTCGTATTTAGAACGAATATTTTTTAAAATTTCGATAGTTTCTGCAACAGAAGATGCTTCTACAATAACTTTTTGGAATCGTCTTTCTAAAGCTCCATCTTTTTCAATGTTTTTTCTGAATTCATCCAATGTTGTTGCTCCAATAATTTGAATCTCACCACGAGAGAGGGCTGGTTTGAAAATATTGGAACCATCCATAGAACCTGCAGAATTACCAGACCCAACTAAAGTGTGAACCTCATCAATAAAAACAATAATGTTCGGGTTTGCTTGTAATTCTTCAATAATAACTTTCATCCTTTCCTCGAATTGCCCCCTATACTTTGTTCCGGCAACGACAGAGGTTAAATCTAAATTCACAATCCTTTTATCAATTAGATTTTTTGGGCATTCACCATTCACAATCTTCATTGCCAAACCTTCAACAATCGCAGTTTTACCACAACCAGGTTCTCCTAAAATAATGGGGTTATTTTTTTTTCGTCTAGAAAGAATTTGTGCAATCCTCAAGATTTCTCGGTCTCTACCAATTACAGGGTCTAATTTACCTTCAGATGCAAGTTTGTTTAAATCTCTACTGAAATTGTCCAAAACTGGAGAAGAACTGTCAGAGGTTTTTTGTTTTCTACTTGTTTTCATGTCATCATCATCCATTAGTTCATTCATAGTATGTATTTTTTACAAAGATGTATCAAAAAATGTACACAAACAAATAATTTGTAAAATTGTCATAATAATTTTTTTTTACATGACATTATGACATTTATCTGTTTACGGCACAAAAGTTGAATCTAATTATATAAATAATAAACCTCAAAAACAAAAAAAACTATGATTTTATCAAACAATGAATTGAACAGAATTTTCGATGAAATTTTCAACGGAACTTCAAACTCTTATTACAAAACCTCAGTAATTTCAAAAAATTCAAATGAAGAGAATTATGAAATAAACCAAACTAAGGATGGTGCATATCTTTTCTTCGAGGTTCCAGGTTTTAACAAATCTAATTTGAAAGTTGAAATGGAAGACGGAATTTTAATTATTGAAGGAAAAAGAGTTTATAAGTTGAACGGAGAGGAAAAAACTAAATCTTTTTCCAAAGAATTTAAAATTGGTAAGGAGTATAATTCATCCGAGATTGAGGCCACGATAGAAGACGGTCTACTAACGGTATTCGTACCTAATTATAAAAAGCAAGAGAAAAAAAGAATCAATCTCCTTTGATGAAAAACCCTCAATTAGTTTGAGGGTTTTTTTCGCACCAATCTATTATCAAATGAACTCTGTCTTCATCACCCTCGTTCATAAAAGAGTGAGGTAATTTATCATTATTCATTTCCCAAATTTCACCAACTTTCATGTTTAGAGATTCTTCACCTACTTTGAATATACACCTTTCATTTGTAATAATGGGAATATGTATTCTTCTTGAGAATTTGAAAGTATTATTTGCACTATCTACGTGAGTTGGTATAATAGTTTTTTTGTAAAGCTTGGTTAAAATTGCTCTGAGTAAATAACCTAACCCTTCGGTGTGTTTTTTTATAACCTCGGATATATTTTTCAAATCATCCTCAAAGAATACGTAATTTTTCGTTAAAACAGGATTGAAATTAGTTGAAAAAAAATCGTCATCATAAACTATTTTTATTGTTTGTGTGTTGACCATATCAGTACATGCCTTTTGTCTCAAAGTAAATTCATTCCAATCCACCTTATTTTCATTCAAAATTTTCAAAATATTGGACACGTCGTAGTTCCCATAATATCTAAAAGATTCATTTACATTCATACTTATAATTATAATTCTTTAGTTAAAATAAAACTTATAAAATTTTTTTATGTCAGTAATCAAAGAAACAATAGAAGGTACTAGAATTATAAATGAGATAAAGTCATCTAATTTGAAAAAAACCGAATATGACACAGAGACAAAAATGATGGTTGTTGAATTTTTGAATGGTTCAAGATATCAATACGAAGATGTACCACATCAAATATATACAAGATTTAGGTTGTCCGAATCTCAAGGGAAATTTTTTTCAACCGAAATTTCCAAAAAATACAAATTCAAAAAACTATAATTTTCGCAGTATTTATTGTGGATGAATAAGTTTCAAAAAATTTTAGATAGTTTTTCTTTACAAGAAAATTTAAATCCCAAGGTATGGGATAATTACGAAGATATTGACAAGGCGTCTCTGAAACCTAATATAAGAAAAAAATTATTAGAAATTGCTGACGAATTTTCAGATAATTTAGGGGATGACGTTTTTGTTGAAGATATTGTTTTGATGGGTTCGTTGGCCAATTATAATTGGTCAGAATTTTCTGACTTTGATTTACATTTATTGGTAGATTTCGAAAAATACGGGAAAGAGGAAGATTTATATAGAGAAATGTTTGATTTGAAAAAAGATAAATTCAACAACAAACATGAAATTACCATTTATGGATACGATGTAGAAGTTTATGCTCAAGGAGCTGATGATGAGCATTCAAGTAGTGCGGTCTATTCAATTATGAATGATGAATGGATTCAAAAACCCAAAAAAGAAAATGCGGAAGTAGATTTTGATTTCTTGAAAAAGAAAGTTAAAGGATGGATTTCAAAAATTGATGATACTATCGAAAGTGAAGATATTGAAAAAATGAAATCTCTTAAAGAAAAAATAAAAAAATATCGGAAAGCCGGATTAGAAAGAGAGGGTGAATTTTCATATGAAAACTTGGTATTCAAATTTCTTAGAAGGTCGGAAATGATTGGTAAACTTTTTGGGGCTTTAAACAAAGAAAAAGATAGAAAACTTTCCATCGAATCCAAATTAAATGAACAAACACAAAGTGACAGATTATTCGGCTCTTCTGAGGTTGAAATTCCAATTGATGGTGCTCATGCAGGTCAAAGTGGATGGCCGAGTGCTAATGCTTGGGACATAAAAGCACCAATTGGAGAACCTGTATATGCAATTGCTAACGGCACTGTAACCACTTTTGAAGATTATGGGCCGAAAATAATCAAAACGAATGGTAAAAAATTATATGGTGCAGGATTTACGGTTAAAAGTACTGATGGTTTACCAAATGTTTTTTATACACATTTACAAAACGTTCAGGTTCGAAAGGGCTCATCTGTTCAGTGTGGACAGTTATTAGGTTATGTCATGGATATGCCTGGTAGTTCTTATGACCACGTGCACATCGGGGTAGAATGGGGACATAACATCAGAGAATTTTTAAATGATGATGGTACACTAAAATGCTCCAAAGGTAGTATTCAAGCGGCACCAAAGTCTGAGAGAAAGAAAAAATTTAATAAAGAACAAGAGATGGTTTGGAACACATTGTCAGACTCTGTTTTTTTGAAAAAAATAATGTCATATGTTCAAGATGGATTATATTTTGAATATACACCTGGTCAAAAAATTCCTTATGAACAACCAGTAGAAGTTATACAGTCTGGTTTACAATTTTTAGGGTTTTCATTACCAAAATACGGAGTGGATGGAAAGTACGGACCTGAAACTCAAGGAGCAGTGAAAGATTTTCAATCGAGTAACGGTTTACCACAAACAGGAATTTTCGGTGTAGAAGACTCAAAATATCTTTTAGCGATGTTGATACAGAAAGGGTTTTCTGATTCTAACTTGAGGGGTTTACAGTACGAAAGGGATTTTGATTTAGAATATAAAGCAGACCAAGAATTTTATGAAACCTTACTGAGAAAATTGGGTGCCCCTATTACAAATGAAAATATGAAATTTTTACTTGCTTGGAGACAAGCTGAGGGCAAAGCGGGAAACTTCAACCCATTCAATACCACTCACAAGCTAGAAAATTCAACTGATTTTAATTCTGTAGGAGTTCAAAATTATCAAACATTAGATGATGGAATGTATGCAACTCTCAGGACCTTGACGAATGGGAGGTACAATTGTATTGTATCAGGCTTGATAAATGATATTGGCGCATCGGAAATTGCTAAATGTTCCTCTTTGAAGACATGGGGAACAGGGGATTTAGTTGAAAAAGTGATTGATGGTTATGAGAATGGTGCATCGATTAAAAGCCCAAGTCTCAGATAATTAGATTATTTCTCAAAACTCTTATATTTATAAAGAAAAATTAGATGGCCTTAGTAACATATCTTTTAGGACCCTGTTCTGGTGGTTCTGCGATTTTAGTAGATTTTGATAGTTCGTCACTTCCTGCGGTGAATGGTAACTATTATTTGACTTTTACAGGGGCAACTCCTGAGGGATGTTATGATATAATTGACAATGCTGAGCCTGCTACAGGTGTCGATAAAGTTCTTACCATGTCATCTAATTATGGTGATTGTGGCACATGTTTAGTGGTCCCAACCCCTACTCCAACAGCTTCAGTCACACCAACCCAAACATCTTCGCAAACTCCAACTCCGACAAAGACACCAACACAAACACCAACTCCGACAAAGACACCAACACAAACACCAACTAATACAGCAACAAATACAGCAACACCAACTAATACATCTACTCCAACACAAACGCCAACTAATACAGCAACTAACACGGCATCTCCAACACAAACGCCAACTAATACAACAACAAATACAGCAACACCAACTAATACACCTACTCAAACTCAAACCCCTACCAATACATCAACTAATACACCGACACCAACAAAGACTCCTACTCAAACTCAAACCCCTACCAATACATCAACTAATACACCGACACCAACAAAGACTCCGACACCGACTCCAACTCCTCCTGGTTTTTGGGAAATCGTGGATTGTTTCGGTACTTCATCTATTGTTGAAATTTCAGGTGTATCCCCAAGTATTGGAGAAATGTATTTATTCACATTTGACAATAACAATTTAGATTATAATTGTTATTTTGTCACCGATACAAGTTACGGTCCGATAGTTGCTACTGCAATATACAATGATGGTCCATTTGTTGATTGTGCTGAATGTGGTGTGGTATATACTGGAACCTCAGTGAATCAAAATTATGAATATACTGCGGGTATGTTAGGTTCTTTCAGTGGCGGAACATTACCACCAGGAACACAAGTACCTCATCCGGGATATGCAACTCAAAACGGAATAGCAATCCAACTAAACGCCATAACATTAGGAGGATTTAACGGACTCAATAATTAAAACATATAAAAAAATATAAAAATGGGAGACTTAAAACCAATAGGGAGTGAAAAACTCACAGGTCAAGACAAAATCAAAAGAATTCTTGAAATCGCTAAGTATAATGAAACAATTCCGAATTCAGTAAACGAAACGGCAAAATCATTCTATTCAATAAATCTAGCCGATGGTAATGATTATCAGATTGTAAAAGAAAAACAAGGATATATAATCAAGAAAATAGTTTCTGAGTCTGAGTTAGATTACATAGAGCCTATGAAAAATAGGAAGTATTATTCTTCATATTCACAGGCGTTCAAGAGACTAAATCTATTGGCCGGAGAGTTGAATAGATTGAATGAAAATGAAGGTGGAGTAGAATTATATGGTGAACAAAAGAAATTTGTTCTGAAAACTCCTAAACCTGAACCCGTTGATGCAGAACCACCGGCACCACCAGCAGAACCGCCAGCGGTTCCTCAACCAGAATTACCTGATTCACCTGTTGGAGGGGAAGAAGAAATGGATATGAGTGCTGAAGAAATGCCTGATGGTGAACTTGAATTGGATGCAGATATGGAAATGGATGATACAGAATCTGCTCCTGAGGGTGAACCTGAAATGGATGATTCTTCAGAAGATATGTCATCGGCATCTGATGAGATGGTAACATTCAAGACAATTCAAAAATTGACAGGAAAACTTACACAAAAAATTAGAGAGTTTGATAATCAAGACGGGATGACTTCCGAAGACATAAAATATGTAATAAACATGGTTCTTTCTTCATTAGATTTGAAAAACTTATCTGAGGAAGACAAAGAGGATATCATGTCTAAATTTGAAGATGCGGAAGAAAGACCTGAAGGAGATATGGACACGGATATGTCTGATGATGAATTGTCATTAGATGATGAGGATATTACCTCAGATTCGGAAGTTGAAGATATTGAAGTAGATATGGACAAACCAAAGGCTGAGATGGGTGAAATGAACTCTGGAAACGGTTCAATACTTGATAGTATCTTCAAAGAATCAAAAGTTGATAAAGTTTTATCAAGATATTTCGAAATCACAAAGAAGGAAATCTTGGAGTCAAAAGAAAAAAAACAAAGAAAAAGTAAAATACAAGAGGTAACTCTAAGAAAAAAAATGACAGAAGTAGTGAAACTTTCTGAGTCTGTTAAACAAGAACTTGTCTCAGAAAAATTTTTAAGAGCAAATCCTTCTTTCAATGTTGTTGGTAAAACAAATAAAAAAAATATAGTTTTTGAAAATAACCAAAAACAAATTAAAATATCACCTGAGGGAGAAATTTTATGAGTAAATTGGTTTTCGTTAATGGTTTAGGACCTAACTACAAAGGCGATAACATTTACGAATTCATATTTTCTGACGAAAATTTGGAAGATGTTTGGGGAGAAAATTGGGAATCAAAACCAAGTAATGGTTATCCATCACCTCCGAATTTGAAATATATAAAAAAGGTAGGAGTTTTGAGAAATACTGATGTTAAATTGGAATTGATTCAGAACTCCGATTTTTTTTGTATGATAGATGCCTTAGATGATGTAGTTGCGATGGCTTGGGAACCTGAAGAAATAAAGGGACATAAAAGAATGATTTTTAGGTTCGGAGAGTCAGAGCAAGTTATAAAAGATAAATTATACGAGAGAGATTTGATTCTCGAATTTGAAAAGAAAGTTGTATATGAAAATTAAAATTAAATCATTGGAACTTATTGAAAAAGGAATCCCTTCAAGAACTGTTCTGAAATTGAATGAATCTGAAATAAATTTATTACATTCAAAATTATTTGGTGAACAAATACAATCCAAAGGTGCTCCCGTACAAATCAAAAGTACAACACCAAATGCGATTCAAACGGTAAAAAACTTATCTACACAGGGGGTTCCTGTTCAGATGATTGAAAAAGAATTAGAGGAAGAGGAAGAAGTTGATATGGACCCAAATCAGAAGAAACAAACTCAAGACCCACAACAAGTTGGTCCAAGTTCAAACGATGGGTTCGGACCGGATAAAACAGAAGACTCTTCCATGAATGATGATGGTATGTATAATTTTGAATCGATTGAAGAGTCAAAAAAGAAAAATGCGAAAAATCCCTGGGCTATTTGTACTGCAAAAATGGGAGAAGAATTCGGAACTACGGAAAGAAGTGAGTGGACAAAAAAACAAAAAGCCAAGTATGAAAGTTGTGTTATGGGTGTGAAAAAATCTTTGGAAGAAAGTAAAAAAAATGTATCTTTGTTTTTAGAAACAGAAATTCAAAAAATTGTCGAAAGACATCTTTCTCCAAAAATTACAAAAAAAGACCTCATGAAATACTTGAGAGAATCGGAACCAGCTACAGCACCCCCAAAACCGGCTACACCTACAAAACCGGCTACACCTACAAAACCAAAACCTAGACCCATGAGACCTGGACAAAATCCTAATCCAGGTGAAAAAGAGTCACCGATGGCAGTTGAACCAGAAAAAGTCAAAGACAAAGTTATATCTACTATAATGAAAATGTTGAGAAAAAAATGAAAAAAAGAACATTAGAAGCAATTGATTATGGGAATTATCCTGAGAGGATGGACCCAAACTTAGAAAGAAAACTTTCAAGTCCCGAAAATTTATATGCTAGCTCACCAGCATTCCAAAAAGGGGTTGAAGATGTAGAAAGGTTAGCAACAGAACGTTTCAAAACGGTCGTTGATAAGCTGCGTCAAGTCAAAGGGATGGAAAGACTAACTCCTAATGTAATTCAAAGAATTTATATGGAGGAGATGAGTAAGGTACCTATGATTTTAAGAATCGAATCTCAACATAGAGAGGAATTGGAAGAATTGGCTAAAGATGTTTGTTTGGATGAAACTGAGACACCTGAGGATTGGTATCAAATTGAAGCCATGTTAAATAGAGAACCTATTGACGTGGACAATTTTAGATACGAACCCGAAGAACCCGAAGATGAAGATGATGAAAATGAAGAAAAAAAACAGAGTTTGAGTTTTGATGATTTTGATATTGAAAATTTGACACCACAAGAAGAGTTTGAGTTAGAGAAACACAAAAGAAATATTATAAATGCTCTTGTTCAGGGTGCCGCAAAAAAAGGACACTACTTATTTCAAAAACCTGAAGTTAAAACTAAACTTGACGCAATCGACTCAAGATTGTACCCAGCTTATTTGGGGGTTATGGCCGTCAATGATTTATTGTATTTCACCATGGAACAAATGATTGAACACATGTCAGCCACAGGAAATGGTGTTGCCGGTAAAGTATCGTTGGAGGATGCTGATGACAAAGGAGGAGAAGGAGAAGAAGATTCTCAAGATAAACCAGACACCAAAATAGTTGCCGAGGGTTTATTTTTTCCAATTTTATGTCATGAAATTATTAAAGGAATCAAAAAGGCTAACGCTAGATTTGGTCTACCCAAGGACCCTCAAATGCGTGAAAAAGTGAAAGCAGCTGTTGATGTTCTCTCTAACGAACCCATGCAGTTGCGGTTAGGACCTCCTGTTGTAGAAAAACTTAGATTTGCGTTACCCGACGAAATGTTTCTTCCTGAAAATAAAGGTTTGATAAACTGGTTTGAAATCGAATTATACCAAATTCCAAATCGTGAATTTCTTCAAATTTTTGGCGATACAATTTCAAAGATTCCATCAAAAGTTTCAAAGGCTAAAGAACGTTACAGAGAAATCATGAAAAAAGCGATGGAACTTAAAAAAGAGTATGAAGATTATTTGAAAACTCAAAAGAAAAGTGATGATTCCGATATTGACGATGACGATAGTTTGGACGACTTCTTGAGTAATTTAGGTATAAGTCGACCCAAATAATTTTGGATGACGAAAGAACAACTAATTATTGAATATACAAAATGCATGAGGAACACTCCGTATGCATTAAAAACTTATTTACAAACTTACGATAACACGGTATCTAAGTACGTTCCTTTAGATTTATTTCCTGACCAAGTAAGATTGATTGAAGATTATGATGCTCATAATGAAAATATTGCCCTAAAATACAGACAAGCAGGTGTTTCTACCGTGACAGCAGCTTGGGCTTCAAAAAAATTAGTTTTCGCAAAAAAACAAAAACCTGAAAAAATTCTAATAATTGCCAATAAACTTGACACTTCCGTCGAGATGGCTAACAAAATAAGGTCGTTCACGGAACAATGGCCTGAGTGGGTTGGTATCGGGTTTTCTGCAGAAAAAAACTCACAAAGACATTTCAAACTTTCAAATGATTGTGAAGTAAAGGCAGTTGCTACATCTAAAGATGCCTTACGTGGTTACACACCTACAATATTAATTTTTGATGAAGCAGCGTTCATTGAGGCGGACAATGATTTTTGGTCTGCATGTATGGCCTCACTTTCTACAGGTGGTAAAGTTATAGTTGTTTCAACACCAAACGGATATGACCCAATCTATTATGAAATTTATGACCAAGCACTCAGAGGAATGAATGAGTTCAAAATTTCAGAAATGTTTTGGTATCGAGACCCGAGATATACAAAAGACCTTTATGTTGTAAAAACAAACGACTTAGTTCATTTTCTTCTCAATAGAGAAGACTACGCCAAAGATGTAGTTATTGACCTTTCAATAGAAAATCCATATGAGAGAGACCATTCAATTACAACAGATTACATAAACAAGGGTTATAAACCATGTTCTGCGTGGTTCGAAGGAATGGTCAAAAAACTAAAATTTGACCGAAGAAAAGTTGCCCAAGAATTGGAGTGTAATTTTTTGGGTTCAGGTGATAATGTTTTTGAGTCTGAATTGATGCAAAATATTGCAAAAAACAGTCTCCGAGAGCCACAAGCTAAATTGATGGGAAGTTCTCTTTGGATTTTCAAAGAACCTGAAAATAATCATAAGTACGTAATGGGTGTTGACGTTTCAAGAGGTGATTCTGAGGATTTTTCATGTATAGAAATTATTGACTTTGATACCAAAGAACAAGTATTAGAATATGTAGGTAAAATCCCTCCAGATGTACTTGCGGAGATTGCTTACAAATGGGGTACAATGTACAGAGCTTACTGTGTTATTGATATAACTGGTGGAATGGGAATTTCTACTGCCCGAAAAATGCAAGAATTAAACTATGAGGGAGGTTTATATGTTGACAATATAGACCCAAATAAAAAATGGAAATGGGACCCAAAAGCTAATGAAAAAATACCTGGTATAAATTTTAATTCCAAAAGGGTTCAGATAATTGCATCTCTTGAAGAGGCAGTAAGACATGATTTTAAAATCTATTCCAATCGTTTATATAACGAAATGAATACCTTTATTTTTATAAACGGTAGGCCTGACCATCAAAAGGGACACCATGATGATTGTATAATGGCCATATCTATGGCGATATATGTTGCAGAGAAATCATTTCAATCATTACAAAAAGTTGTCAACCACACTAAAGCAATGCTAAATTCATGGACCTCAACCGTAAACGAAAATAAAAACACCTCAGATTATTTTAATCCTATGGTTCCTCAGTCTAATCGTAATTCAGGTATATATCCAACAAACGGTCCAACTAAGGCCGATTATCAAAAATATGGGTGGTTATTTGGGACCAAATAACTATTTATATTATTGATTAGACAAGTAAAATTAAAAAATGAGTGAACAGAATTTAACGATTTGGCAAAGGTTATCCAAAACCTTTGGACCCAATTCTTTGTTAGGTCAAGATTATCCCACATATAAGTTTGACAAAAAAGTATTATTACGTACAACTGACAGAACTGAATATGAGAGGGAAAAGTTACAAGCACAACAAAGTTTTTATTTAGCAAATCAGTGGGCTAAAGTTGAAAACAATCTATACTCTCAGGCCATTTATTATGAACCATCAAGGTTATCGGCACAATATGATTATGAGTCAATGGAATACACGCCTGAAATTTCCGCAGCTTTGGACATTTATGCTGAGGAATCAACAACAACTAATGAAGATGGATTTATTTTGCAAATTTACTCGGAATCTAAAAGAATCAAATCAGTTTTAGCTGACCTTTTCAACAATACTTTAGATATAAACACAAATCTACCCATGTGGACAAGAAACACTTGTAAGTATGGTGATAACTTCGTTTATCTTAAATTGGACCCTGAAAAAGGAATTGTTGGTTGTCAACAATTACCTACAATCGAAATCGAAAGAAGAGAAGTGGGAACATCACAGAAAATTACAGTTGAACCTGATAAGCCTGAAGATAGAAAAGCACTTCACTTTGATTGGAAAAATAAAAACATGACATTCCAATCATGGGAAATTGCACATTTTAGATTATTAGGTGATGACAGGAGGTTACCTTACGGTACTTCAATGTTAGAAAAAGCAAGAAGAATTTGGAAACAATTATTATTATCTGAAGATGCGATGTTGATTTATCGTACTTCTAGAGCACCTGAAAGAAGAATTTTCAAAGTTTTCGTCGGAAACATGAACGATGATGATGTTGAAGCATATGTACAGCGTGTTGCCAACAAATTCAAGAGGGAACAAATAGTAGATAGTAAAACGGGTCAAGTTGATATGAGATTTAATCAGATGGCGGTAGACCAAGATTATTTCGTTCCTGTCAGAGACCCAGCAGCACCGAGTCCAATTGACACACTTCCTGGTGCACAAAATTTATCAGAAATTGCTGATATTGAATATATTCAGAAAAAATTACTAACAGCTCTTAGAGTTCCTAAAGCATTTTTAGGATTTGAGGAGGTGGTAGGTGATGGTAAAAACCTTTCCTTACAAGACATCAGGTTTGCCAGAACAATCAATAGGATTCAAAAAAGTATGCTACAGGAATTAAATAAAATTGCAATTGTACATTTATTCCTTTTAGGCTTTGAAGATGAACTTGAGAATTTTACTTTAGGTCTTACAAATCCCTCTACTCAAGCCGACCTACTCAAAATTGATGTTTGGAAAGAAAAGGTCACACTATATAAAGATATGGTATCTGACCCAGGAGGTGGAATATCTGCAACATCTACAACCTGGGCTAAAAAACATATTTTTGGTTGGTCAGATGATGAAGTCAAATTGGATTTACAACAACAAAGATTAGAAAGAGCTGTGGGTGAAGAATTGAAAGCAACACCAACGGTAATAACAAAAACAGGAATATTTGATAATTTAGACAAACTATATGGGTCAACCACTGGAGGAACTACAACACAATCAGCACCTGAAACAGGAGGATTTGAACCCTCAGGTGCGGAAACAATGGCACCACCGCCCCCAGAACAACCAGCACCTGAAGCTCCAGCAGCACCTGGAGCAACTCCTGAGGGAGGTGAAGTTACACCAGAATCCAAAACTAAAGAATTAAATATTTTAGTTGAAAATAACTTTATTGAAGGTCCAACAAACATAGATTTATCACATGGACAAAATTCTTTGGGTGAAATTACAAAGGAGTTAAACAAGTTACTAAATTCATAATATTTATTTGTAAATCCACAGTAATGACATTCGGACAGATAAAAACCGCCATAGAAAACCATCTTATTGAATCTTATAAAAATGAAAAAGATTTTAAGAAAAGTATCAATGAATTCAGGTCTAACATATTGAATAATAAATCAATATCTAAACTTTACTCTATTTACGACCAATTGTCTACAAATCAAGGTCTGAATGAAAGCGACGCTAAAGATTTTTTAGAAGAGGGTTTGTCTGTAATCAATAGAATCTTACCTACAATAAAATTACCCAAACTTGCTAAGGAAAATACAAATAACAATTATAAAAACATAGACACTTTAGTTTATACGAATAATTTAAATTTGTCTGAACGTGTAAATGCGAAAAAAGAAATTATCCAAATTCTAAAATCGAAAAAAGAAAATTTAAAAGAGTCTATAAAGATACCTGTGTCTAGTATGGTCAAAATTGCGAATCAGACATTAGAAAATTACATCACAAACATGGATGAGGATTCTAAAAAAATTTTCATGAACGTCGTGAAAACAGATAGTAAAAACTTGATAGAAGATTATCAAAATTTGAAAGACTCCACAATAAATAAATTGAAAACAATTCTCACAAATGAATCTGAGGAAGAATTAAAATTCAAAATTGAAGAAACTATAGAAAAAATTCAAACTCAGGACTTTAATCAGATGAACTATGTGAAATTGATGAGTTTGGAAAAAAATTTATAAATTATTTTTTTTTCTCTGAGTGTATTTTGCTTTCAGTAATGCTTTTCTTTTAGTAACGGACTTTTTCTCAAATTCTTTCTTTTCAAGTAATTTTTGATTCTGTTTTGTCTTTATTACCTTGGATTTCAAAACTTTCAAAGCTTTCTCTAAATTTTCCGATTTGGTTATTTCAATAATCAACATATTTTATATATATTGTGTTTTTGACAATAAATAACTTTATGGTTACTTTTGTATCAAAATAAACTATGAAATATGAAAATGAATGAAAAAAGGAAAAAGTGTAAAATTAAATTTATTTACACCAATTAAATCGGTATACGGAACAGTAGATTCAAAAAATTTGAAATCAATTTACATAAATATTCAATCTTGGGTTTGTCCCAAAATTGAATATGATAATTGGAACAGAGTTGTTTGTAATTTAAACCGTGAAATAAAACATTCTGTATACAATTCAATATCACAAGAAATTTTTTTAGAAAAAAATATTGTTGATTTAGATTTGAGAACCAGTGGTATAAACAAAGGAAAAAAATCTTTTTTTAATTTAGAAGTAAATTTATTCGTTACACAGGACTACGAATTCAAGTCACCAATTTTAAAAGAAGGTATCAAAAAAATTGTAAAAAATATTTACACAAATAATATTTCCAACAACAAATATTTTGATTTTTCGAAATCAAAAAATTAAACAATACTAGCAATATATTTATCTTTTAAAAGGAAGAATGAAACAACTCAGAATTTTAGAAGCACATGAAACGGGGCACGGCATTTTGATTGAGATGGATGCTGGTTATGTTTCGCCGCGAGATGAACATAATGCTAATATGTTAAAAGAAGCAAAAAATTTAGATTATAGAAATCCTTTTGAATTTTATGCTGTACTTCAGAAATACGATACTCCGAATAGAAACGGAAGATTTTATCCTGAAAAAATATTGAAAAGAGAAGCCGACAGATATAGAAAAATAATTGAGAAAGGTTTATCTACTTCTGAATTGAATCATCCTGAATCTTCACTTATAGATTTAGATAGGGTTTCACATTTAATTACTGATGTTTGGTGGGATAAAAATATTTTGATGGGAAAATTAAAATTATTAACTACTCCAGGTTTTCATGAAAGAGGGATTGTTTCAAGTAAAGGTGATGTTGCGGCAAATTTAATGAGACAGGGTGTGACTATGGGGGTATCGTCGAGAGGGGTTGGTTCTCTAAAGAAAGTAGGAGAAAGAAATGAAGTTCAAGATGATTTTGAATTGATTTGTTTTGATTTGGTATCTTCTCCCTCTACACCAGGTGCTTACTTGTTCTCCGATGTAAATGACAGACATAAGTATGAAGAAAACCTCGAAGAAGAAAAAAAGGTAAAATCAGACCCTACCACAAACAAATCGCTTGATTTGATGAAAAAATTATCCGATTATTTAGGAAAATAATTTAACCATGGATGAAAAGTATTTTGTAGCAAAAATTCAATATGAATTGCCTGATGAAGCAACAGGAAAAATTAAAAAAATCAGAGAAGAAAAATTAGTAAAAGGTTTTTCAGTTACTGATGTTGAGGCCAAGGTAACCAAAAGATATCAATCTTTTTCGTATGATTGGCGGATAACCTCTGTTTCAGAAAGTAAAATTGATGAAGTTATAGAAAAATAAAAGTGGTCAAACGACCACTTTTTTTTTTGGTGATATTTATTGGTTATGGTAAAAAGAATTGTTGCATCAGGTAATATTGAAGGTACTGATTATGATTATTTATATAACACAAACAACTTTTCTTACTTTTTGCAATATTTGGACACTTACAGACCGTATGAGTTGAATTTTGCTGGATTATCAGAATTTCAAGATACTGGTGTTGAAACAAATGTTGTTTTTGACGTGGTTTTTAAAAACATAGAAGGTGTTAGTGTAAACGCAGTTGTCTTGGGTTCGGATTATAAAGATGTATTTAATTACGTGTCACAAAATTTGGGTAAAGTAATAAAAATAAGTAAATCAAATTTACAACTTACAAATATATAAGTCATGTTTCAATTAGCGGAAGGTCCTATAGGAGGTATTGAAGGTGGTGGAGGCAAGGGGTCCACAGGTTATTGGAATGTAATTTTAGAAAATGGAAACACCAACGTTTGGACAAATACTAACTCCGAGTTCGATTCAATTAAACAAATTACCCAAATTGAAAGTTATTATAAAGAAAATGGTATTACAATCAGACAAATGAAATTTGTTGATGGTGAGTACACAATTTGGGAAACTCCAAGAGATGCGAAATTTTATAGAGCAAAAATAAATTCTAATGACCCAAAAATAAAAAATAATTTACTAATAGCAGCAGAGAATTATGATGCGGCAATAACGGCAGCCCAAACCTTTGGAATTACAAAGTCTATTTCTGATAGGGAATTAATTTTTATGGGTTCAATAAGATAATTTTTATGGCAATTTATTTAGTTACAAAATTGGAAAATGGAAAAAGGAATACATTTGTTTGTGAAACAAATAATCTCTCTCCAACCAATTCTATTCCTGGAGAATATTTACAAATAAGTTATCAAAATGTTGATAGTCTTATAAATATGAATACAGAACTTCCAGTTTATATGACAATTTATTTTGATAGTTTCGGAACTAAAAAAACCTCATACATCTGCGGAAACTCATTCGATAGTGTATTTGATTTTCTTAGACGTAATTATGACGCCTCAGATTTTCAAGTCATAACTAAAACAAATTACAGTTGGTACGAAATTAGATAATATTATGGGTAATTATTTAGTAAATTGGACAAATGGAAGTTCTCAAGAGAATTTTTTAGTTATGGCCAATTCTTTTTCTTCTGCGGCAGACATCGTTTGGGTGAAAAAATCTTTCGAGGGTTCTATACAGTCTCTATATGCAACAAATCTGTCCATAGATAAAGAAATGGGTCGGAATGTTTATTATGTTGTTATGGGTGATGGTAGTAAATTTTTTATAACTTCAGAGACATGGTTAGATGCGAAGGGTTGGGTATATGAAACCTTGGGTTCAGATGTTGATACAATAATGTCTTTGGATAGGGTATATGTGTATTAAATTTTTTTTATTACTTGAAAATCAACTTTTTTGGTTTTAGGTAATATTTATAAGATAAAAATTAGATAATTTCTCATGCAAGAAAATAAAAATTTAGTAGAAGAGGCGCTCATTCAAATGAAAAACGTTGAAGAGGCTATCGCCGAGAATGCAAAAGGAATACTTGCTTCAACTATGAAGGAAGAAATCAACCAATTAGTAAAAGAATCTCTTTCTGAACAAGACGAGATTGAAGACGACGAAGTTGACATGTCTGATGAAGTGGAAGACACTGAAATGGACATGGATACTGATAAAATGGATGATTTTTCGGATGAAATTGAAATTGATTTCGAAAACGAACCCGAAACTCAAGATTTAACCGGTTTACCCAACGACGAACTTTTCAAAATCTTCAAACGTATGAATCCTGAGGATTCAATCACAGTTGTAAAAGATGGTAACAATTTACACATCACTGACGATGATTCTGATGTTGAATATTTAGTCAACATGGGTGAGTCTAAAAACAAAAGACAAACTATGAAAGAAGAAATGGAGGAAGCAACAATCGATGACATTATGGCTACTTTATTTGATGAACCAGAAACTGAAATGGAAGTAGATGTAGATTCAATGGATGATGATACTGAAACTGAAATGAATGTTGATGTCGATACCGACGATATGGAATCAGAAGACGAAGTAATGTATGAAATCGAACTAGGAGAAGATGACGATGAGGCTGATGATGAAGCTGATGATGAAGCTGATGATGAAGCTGATGAAATGGCTGAATCGGATGACTTAGAAGAATCGGATGACTTAGAAGAATCGGATGACTTAGAAGAATCTGATGACTTAGATGAGTCTGATGACTTAGAAGAATCTGATGACTTAGAAGAATCTGATGATTTGGAAGAATCAGATGACTTAGACGAGGGTAATTGGGAAGAATCTATAGAGGAGTCTTACAATCACAAGAAAGCGATAAAACCTAAAGGTGTTGGAATTG